TTTTACTTCTACCGCTCCGCCAGTATTTGTAAGAGAAGCATTTCCTGAAGTTGGAGTTACATCTACGCTGAAAGTACTTCCTGTTAGAGTTAATCCGTCTCCAGCTAAGAATACACCAGCACCAGAGAATTGCTGGAATACAACTGGGTCGGTTCCGACAGTTGTAACTTCATCTACCATTACCCAGCCAGTATTGGCTAAAGTTGTACCAGCATCTACGAAGGTAAAATCGCCACCAGCCATTTCGAGGGCAGTATCAAAATCAGTAGCACGTGTTAGAACCCAGTTTGTTGAAACTGTACCTACTGTTGTAAGGGTATAAATACCATTTTCAAATGTGTTGGTCTGGCTCTTTACAAGGATACGAGCATTAATCGCAGGACTTACTCCGTCTGTAGTAAATGCTGCTTGAGTTCCAGCGTTAGTAAGTGTTGCTCCTACGCCAGAAGTTCCATTGCTATAAGTAGCATTTAGGTTTGCTGTTGTTGCAGCATAAGAAGCGGCATGAATATGTAAACCCTCAGCAACTCCATCAACATAAGCCTTATTGGCAGCATCTCCAGCATTTGTTGGGGCTGCAAGGTTTGTAATTTTGTTGCTATTAGCATTAAGGTCTGCACTAAGAGTAGTTCCTGAACCTAGTGTCTTATTTGTTAAAGTTTGTGCTCCATCATTTGTAGTGACAGTTGAATCAATATCAATTGTAAGAGTTCCAGCACCATCATTATAGTTTTTATCTAAGCCTGTTCCAGCAACAATTAAGTTAGCTGCAACATCCTCTATACGATCAACATTTAATGTTACTGCACCAGATGTTACTGTAAAATCTGTTCCGTCAAACGATGCGATACCTTTATTTGAAGAAGTTGCATCTTCAGCAGCTACAGTAATAGATGCTCCAGCATGTGTTACATCTACACCTTCTCCTCCAAGAATTGAAATTCCATGTGAGGACGGAGTAAGAGCTCCAGAATCTGTAGTTACTGATTTTACAACTGTATCTTCTAGCTCTACAGCACCAGTTGTTACGTTAAAATCATCGGCATTAAAAGATGCAATACCTTTATTTGTCGTACTAGCATCTTCTCCTGCAATTGTAAGGGTTCCACCAGCATCATCATATGTTACATCGATGCCTTCGCCTTCTTTTACAAGACCAGTAACTGCATCAGCTACAGTGTCATCGATAAATTCTGCTAGATCTGTAACTTGAGATGTAGCAATTTGAATATTTTGTTCATTTGCTGCGGTTAATCTACCTTGAGCATCTACTGTGAATGATGCAGTCTTGGCTGCGGTAGTTCCGTAGTTTCCAGCAGTTACGGCTGTATTATCTAAATCAATTGTTGTATTGCCAGTTACTGCATCGTCATATGTTGCTGTTAATCCAGTTCCGCCAATTAAGGAAGAACCTATGATGTCTTGAATTACTTCAGTTGAACCAGAGGCTGGCACCCATGCGGTTCCATTGTAGAAGTACAAAACATTTGTTGTTGTGTCGAAATAAATTTGACCTGCTACTGGGCTCGACGGCGCAGCGCTGAGGTTTTGGATTCTGGCATTCTGAAGTTCATTCTTGTTCAGATTTATGCCAGTTACGAATAATCTTGCCATTTTTTCTCCTTACGACAGGTACGCTGTCCCTGAGAACGGTTGAGCCATTTTCAGTGTTATTTGATTATTACTATTATAGTCTATTCCTGTTTCTACTAGATCTCCTGCGCTATTTTTAACTGTTACATTAGGCTTAAAACCTAAATTATGAGTTATTACCAAAGAATATTCAAGATTTACTGGTCCTGTAACTTGATTAAGGGCCCAAGAATATTCAAAAGAAAATTCGGCAGGTAATTGCTGAAGAGCATAATTTGAAGCACCAGCCCAAGATGTATCTAGAAGCTTTGGGCCATAAAAATATGTTGTTACTGTGTCATAATAAAAATCCCCAGTAACTCCCAGATTGTTTGATGGAGCTCCTGCTCCATTTAAAATAGTTCTTCCGCCTGGACCTTGTGGTCCTGGTGAAGATACTACTACTTTATTATTTAGCTCTGTTACAACTACGGTGTTTTCAGTAGACATTATATTGTTACCGACCTGCTCAAAGTTAAAAATCCTTCAACTAATTTAGTTTTAACTGCGCTTGCGTCAGTCAGCATTAGATCATATGAAGACTTTGGATAGAATAGTTTATTTGTTTGAGTAGGAGTCATTCTTACTGTCAATTTTCCATTAACTGGATCAATAGTAATTCCGCCAGAAGGAGATGTCAGGGTAAAGGCTATCTTTGATCCGCCCTTTGTATCACGAACTTGCATTTTTGCAGTTGAACCTGTGATATTAATTGGCGCACCAGTTGTATCTTTATATTCTACTATAAAGGTGAAGGTAGTGTTTTGGTCTACCTCCCAATTTTTTTGTCCTGCCATGTGCTGAAAATCTCCTAAATAGGAAAACTCCTATGCTTATTTTAGCACAGGAGCTATCCTAATCTACTTACTTAAATTATACCTTTTTGGTAAATCCAAATGAACTTTCGTTTGGATTCAATGCCTTCAGAATAACTGGAAGACATGCTGCAATACCACCCTTAACTAAATCTCCTGGGTCGGTGTTGCCAGTCATATATAGAGCAATAGCGGCACCTAAAAAGTGACGACCATAGCTTGCTAACGCTGCTAGAATTTTCTCTTGCATTGTTACCTTTCCGTCTTGATTAAGATCTTCTTTCATAAAGACCTCCTGTATCTGGGCACGGTGCCCAGGAATTTTGGGGGTTAGCCCAATACTAATATTGTAGCACTAAGAGGTAATATCCACAATTTCGCAATTTCCATCAGAGGTACATGCGAGTGTTTGTGTGCCACTTGTTCCATCTTCTGTCTCATAGAAAGATAAATCTTCCCAACGGATAGATGATGGCATTTTTGCTAGAAGTTCAAGATACTCAGTTTCTGTAACTTGCTGATATGGAGCTTGCTTATATGAGTGATCTGAATGCGGCAAAAACGAGATACCAGAAACTTCATCAAAGTGTTTATATACCCATGCTCCAACTTCCATCCATTCATCCTCTTTTACTGAAACAGTAATTGATGGTTTATGCTCGCACCATTCACGCTGATACACGAGCCATGTATTTAAATGATCAATGGCTGTAAGATCATCTCGTACAATTGCGCCTTCTGGTGCTTTTACTGGAAATGAAAATACGTAAGTATCATTAGGTTTCATAAAATCATCTTCCCATGGGATTCCGACTTCTTTTAAGAATGTTGATAGGGGATCTTTTTTATCGCCCCTAACAGTTCTTATGTAATATGGAGAATGCCATGCATGCATACCTGATGATACTCCTACAAGTTGTGATACAGTTCCTGAAGGTTTAACACAAGTAATAGCAGCAGACTCGTTAATTCCAATTCTGCCCGCCTCTTCTTTGTTAATCCGTCTTGCAAGATCACGAATCTCAGACAAAAATACTCCAAGCTTATCTAAGTTTTCTTTTCCAGACATAAACTTATGTCCAAATTGACCTGTTAAAGATACCCCAAGTAATCTTTCTTCTTCTGTGTTGTCTTTCCAAATTTTACGAAGATACTTAAAGTCTGTAAGTGTTGATTGCCAGGTTCCAAGAATCGTAGCTAATCTAACTTTGTTTTCGATATCAGCCAAAGTGTCATCTTCACGAATTACAACTTCGGATAGATTACAGAACTGATAAGGCCTAAGGATAATTTCTGAGCAGGGGTTGGTTCCATAATGAATCTCTGGATCTCTCCGACCCCATCTTGCTGCTTGTTTCTGAGCTGCAGCAACATTGTATATACCACGCTCACCTGATTTTGAATCATAAAGATTTTTCCATTCCGCAATAAACTGTTCCATTTCTGGCTTACGAGAATACGCTACTGAGTTATTTGATAATGCACGTTGTGAGTTTTTCTCCCACCAGTTACCAGCTTTTGCTGCTGCCATTTCAATGTCGTTAATGTTTGATAGTGAAATCATTGCAGATCTACGAACTCCACCAACAACTACAACTTCTCCAATCTTACACATAATATCGTGTGCTTCTATTGGTTTTAACTGACGGCCTGCTGCTGATTTAAATTTTGCAATCGTAAAATCAAAAAGATTGATTAATGGCTGAGGTCCTGAGGAGCGGCCTCCCATTGTTTTAAGACGTGCTCCTGCTGGTCGCAACTTTGAAACATCGATTGTGGGAATCTGTCCTGCCCATAACATTGCTAAAAGTTCACGATAAGATTTTGCCCATCCGTTTTTAGAATCTTCGACAACTATTGTAGTTGTAGATTTTTCAAATGATTCTGGGACGGCAGGAAGTTTGTTAACATACTTATATTCAACTGAGAAACCAACACCAGTTCCACACATTAAGATATACATAGTTTCATCAAATGAACGAGGTGAATCAACTGGAACAAATGAGCAGTTATATCCTGCAACATGATCTCTATCTAATGCAGGACCTGCAGTCATTACTGATCTCATTGAAGGCATTACATTTCTATCATATACAAATTCTTTTAATTCATCTACAAGCTTTTTATTAGGTGTATAGTTAAAGTTATTTTTTAAATAATCCAGCATAAAGTTAAAATAACGATCTACTGTTTCTCCCCATGTTTCTCTTCTGTTTTCATCTGATATCCATCTTGCATATCTGGATAATGCAATAAAATTTTCATATGGGTTTTCAATAGCTCTTGACATATAACACCTTTTCTCCGCCTTGCGGTTAATTTAAAAATTGATAGAGTCTTATTCTAGCAAACTTTATTTATAGAGGGAAGGGGTTAAGAAAACTTTTTAAAAATGTGATCAAACGCATTATTAGTCAACTGATTCCAATTATACTCTTCATGTATCTTAGTTGACTGAGCATAATAATAACCAGCATATGCATTAAAATTTATAGAAACATCTCTCATAAGTTCAAGTAGATGTTGATAGTTTGGTTCATAAACTTTTCCTTCATGTGGAAAAGGCCAAGGAGAATCTATTACTTCCGACTTCAAACTTAATGGACCAATATACTTTTTATAATGTGCCCATTCTCCAACACATATTGTTGGCATTCCAGTTGCTAATGCTTGTAATGGAATAAATCCAAATCCTTCTCCATAACTGGGATAGACAAGAACATCATGATCATGATACAATTGAATTAATTCTTCTGTTGTCATATCTTTATCTATTATATATATATTATTATATAGTTCATTTGGTAAACCTAATATATTCTTATCTATATAATTATTATATATTCTAGTAGTATTATGTTTAAAAGCTTTAATTGTTAATGAGTAATTATTATTATTACCATAAAGATTAACGAAAGCATCTACTACCATTTGTCCAGCTTTACGTGGAGCAGGTTCGCCAACATGTAAAAACTTTATAACGCCATCATCACGACGGCGGCGGGGAAACCAAGAAGACTCAATCCCATGTGGATAAACACGAACATCTTTGTATCCATTATCCTCAAACACATTGGCACACCAATCAGATGTTGTCCAAATTTCATCAACAAGACTTAGTGTTTTACGCCATGTTTCTGGTATCACAGTTGATTCCCATGGAGTATAACTAATCTGATATTGATTTCGATGAAGTTTAAAGTAGTTTGGCTGAGAAAAATTTAATTGAACGGGCGCTTTTGAATATTGAAAATTAACTTGATGACCCAGATCTTTTAATGAATTAATTATTTTTATGCCTGCATGACCGTATCCATTATTAGTTTTCATGTTTATTGTCGGTGTTGAGAATGAAATGTCCATATAATTTTCTGGTCAACCAGCTTGACACGATTTGCCAAACAATGCTACTATTGTAGTTCGTTATCTCTAAAGGAGGAATACCAATGGAGAATATAAAAGAAAAGCTGAGCGATGTTGCTCATAGCTGGTCCGTTATAGGAATGATAACATTATTTCTATTCGGAGTCCAGCCTGAAACAATGACGACAGCAGAGGCTCTGATTGTAAAACCAGAGATCTCAAAAGCACAACAAGCAAAACTGAATGAAGAGACGCTGGAAAAATTCAGCAACACTGTGTACAAACCTTCAGAAATGCTTACGGATAAAGAGTTGCTGCAACTTCTCAAGTCTGTAGGATTTGAAGGACAAGCCCTTAAAATGGCTTGGGGTATTGCCAAAGCGGAGTCCAATGGACGCCCTATGGCTTACAACGGAAACAGGAATACTGGAGACAGTTCCTACGGAATTTTTCAGATCAATATGCTAGGTAACCTTGGTGATGATCGCAAAGAGAAATTCGACCTGAGATCAAATGTACTATTGTTTGATCCAGTAATTAACGCAGAGATAACGTATTATATGACTAGAGGCGGAGTAGATTGGTCATCTTGGCCAAATTCTATTAGTAAAGCTAAGAAGTTGATATTTCAATTTCCAAAGTAGTTAGGAGATAAATTGAGGATACAGATTGTGTCCAAATATTTAACCCTTGCAGAAGAGGGCCTTGTTGCAAAAATGGATTGTCCATTATGCCAAGGCCTTCTAATGCCTAATCAAGATAATAATGATAAAATTTACCTATACTGCCTTTCTTGTGAATACAGAAATGAAATAGGATTGGATCAATATGACAGAATGGAAAAAGCCATCTCAAGAAAGTGAGAGCGGCGAGATAGAAGAAATCGACAATATGGGTCGAGAGAAATTTTGGGAAGATATAGGTAGACCATGAGCGAAGAAGAAACAAAGCAAGACTTATCCGAAAATTTGGATATGGTCAACTATATTATGCTTCATAGAATATATGATGTCATGACTATTATTGCTAGTAAATTAGTAGGGGCGGAAGAAGTAGATAAGATGATTAAATATCATAATGAAGGATATTTATTAGGTCCCGCCCCATCTTATACACCACAAGAAGAAAATGAATAAATTATATATCGATCAAATTACTCGGTATATGAATAATGCTAAATTAAAATATCAAAATTATTATGACGACATGGCTATGGCAACTGGAGCCCTGGAGTGGATGACAGCATACCTGGAGAAATTGCTAGGAAATTGCCAGAACGTCTCAGAGGGCAAATGCCATACTTGGTGGCGGCATGAAGATTGCAATTCTCTAATGGCCATTCTAGCCGATTTAACAGGGGATGAGAAATATACAATAAAACCCATGAAAGGTAATTCCTGGGACTAAAAAAAGTAGTTGACTTAAAAAATATAATATGTGACAATTAGATCTGTATGGGTCGTAGCATCCCACATGTTCCCCATACTTACGCTTCGGCGTAGCAGAACCCAATTGGATCCGCCTCCGATTGGGTTTTGTCCTTTATATAGTGCATTGCGTCGAAATTGCAAAAAATTGAAGTGCGGCGAAAGAAGAGAACCATTACCCATATAGCGGTATAATATCAATATGGCAGTCAATCATGGAATTATTCAAATTACTTCAACGGCTACGTCCCTTAGCAATTGGAATCCAAATAGATCAGAATCATCTTTGATCATTAAGAATATTTCCTTTAATAACGTCTACATTGGCGCCAGCCATGTAAGTACGAGTGACTACGGATTTAGGCTTTTGCCAGAACAGACGTTAAGTATTACACTTGGGCCATATGATGAAATATTTGCTATAACAGATTCTACGGCGGAAGTTTCAATATTGGTATTGGAGAACTAATGGCTACATATATTAATGCTACTTCGGGAATACCTCAGTATTCTCCTTCTACTCCCGCCTCTTTTGGATTTGATTCATTTGGTAGAACTAAGGTATCAGAACCATATACGTTATTTGATAATCAACATAGATATGCATCGGGAAGTGAGTTTAGTGATATTACTTCTGGTACTGCCGCCGTTTCTTATTTAGAGAATGAATCTACAGATCTCTTTACTATTGGGACAGCTTCGGGAGATAAAGTTTATAGAGAGTCTAAGAAGTGTTTTCCATACCAGCCAGGAAAAGCTTTAACAGTTATGCAAACTTTTGTGATGGCTCCAACTAAGACGGGGCTTCGCCAAAGAGTTGGCTATTTCTCCCGTCAAAATGGAATATATCTACAACAAAGCGGAAGCACAATATCAGTTGTTCGCAGAACATTTACAAGTGGCGCTATTGAAGAAGAGATAGTAAATCAAACAAGTTGGAATGTCGATACAATGAATGGACTTGGTCCTAGTCGACTACATTTAGATTTAACTAAAGCACAGATTCTATTTATGGAATTTGAATGGCTTGGGGTGGGATCGGCAAAGGTAGGATTTGCTATTAATGGTCAATTTATTACAGTACATCAGTTTAATCATTCTAATATTATAAATAAGGTTTATATGACTACTGCTACGCTTCCGCTTCGATATGAGATTGAAAATACTGCAGCTACAGCAAGTAGCAGCGCAATGAAGCAGATATGTACAACAGTTTTGTCAAATGGTGGATACGATAGAAAACCAGAGGTCTGGTCTGCATCTCGTAACACTTTGTTTACAAACATCGGCACAACATTTGTTCCTCTTGCTGCAGTGCGATTGAAAGCTGGCAGAATGGATGCTGTAGTGCAAATTGCAAGATTAAATATAGCTACAACAAGTAACAACTTATTTGAATATGCACTTTTAAGAAATCCAGAGCTAACTGGCGGAACTTGGGTAGAAAATACTCCAACACAAGATACTGAATATAATGTAACAGCTACATCTCTAACTGGTGGTATTATTGTACGTAGAGGATTTTTGGCGGGGTCGAATCAAAATAATGCCGCAGCAGATCTAGAAATAGATAATAGCTTTGATCTACAATTAGGTAGAACTAATTCAGATACCCCAGTATCAGATGTATATTGCCTAGCTATAAGAACCATTTCATCTACAGGAGATGCTGTAGGTTCTATACAATGGCATGAGCTTATTTAGTTCCCGCCCCAAAATATGCTGGATCACTAGGATTCGAACCTAGGACCTAGAAGTTAACAGCTTCCCGCTCTGCCTGCTGAGCTATGATCCAATATTACAGTCGACTAAGATATTTTCTTCTGTTTTCTAAAGTGTGTTCTCTCTCTATGACAATTTGAACATACTATCTCGCATTTAGCTATTTCTTCATCTATCTTTTTTCTGCTGAGAGTTGGAACTAATTCCATTACGTTCTTATGCTTCCGCCCCCGAACATGATCAAAATCCATAACGTAGTATGGATAATAAGATCCACAATCTGAACAGGGAGAGTTTTCCTTTAGGTTTCGCAGATACTTATAAAGTTCCGCTTTCCTTTTAGCAATTGAA